GAAATGTCAGATAACAAAGCTGGTAAAAAAGCAGCTATATTACTTAAACAGGAAAGAGTTATGAAAGAAATAGAAAAGTCAGTATTAGACGTTGCAAAGACGTTAGGTATAGACCACGAGTATATATTAGGTAAACTTAAACATCTTGCTGATTATAGTGAAGATGATAATATTATACTGCAATCTACAAAAGAACTAGGTAAGATTGTTGGAACATCTGGTAGTAATGTAAAACAAATAGAAACTGGTATAGTAGGAATGTTTCAAGGATTTGGTTCAGAAGATTTACAAATAGCAGAAAGAAAAAAAGAACTTAAACCAATAGAGGGAGAATAATATGTTAATGAAAGACGATGCTGGTAATATCGTTGGATGCGATAAATGCGGTTCAAGAAGTATTAAAAAAGACGGATGGCAATATTGGAAAGCAGGTAAAAAAAGACAACGATGGCAATGTAAAGCATGCGGTAAAAAAATGCTTAATCCTAAGATTATTGAAAAGTCTCCGTTTGAAGCGCAAGACTTAGATGTTGATTTTATTCCAATAGACGATATAATAAAACATCGTAAGAAACAATTTAAACAAAAACTAAAAGCTAAAAAGTCTAGAGGATTAATAAATATTAAAATTAATCAAATGGGACCTATAGGTATACTTCATTTTGGAGACCCTCACGTAGATGACGATGGTACAGATTTAGCAGAAATATATTCATTATGCAATCTAATAAATGAAACAGATGGATTGTTTGGGGGTAACTTAGGAGACATACAAAACAATTGGATAGGCAGACTTCAAGCATTATATGGACAACAATCTACATCTGCAAAAGAATCATGGAGACTTACAGAACATTTTGTTAATCAAGTAGAATGGTTATACTTAGTAGCAGGTAATCATGATGTATGGAGTGGTGATGGCGACCCGCTAGAATTTATTATGAGAGAACATAGTGGAGTATATGAACAATGGGGAGCAAGACTTAACCTTATATTTCCTAATGGTAAAGAGATTCGTGTTAATGCTCGTCATATGTTTAAGGGCAACTCAATGTGGAATACTGCTCATGGTGTAGCTAAAGCTGCTCAGATGGGTTGGAAAGACCATATACTTACTTGTGGACATACTCATGTATCAGGTTATCAAGTATTAAAAGATGCAGCTAGTGGACTTATAAGTCATGCAATACAAGTAGCATCATTTAAAATAATGGATAGTTATGCAGACAAACTTGGATTAGATGATAAAAATATATTTAATGCACCAGTTACAATTATTGACCCTTACTATGAAGATGATGATAATAGATTAATTACTACTATATTTAATCCATACGAAGGTGCTAAGTTTTTAGAATACAAAAGAGAACAATGGAAAAAATCGAAACAGAAATAATACTTATACCATTTCTTGCATATTGGGGATTAGCTAATAAAGGCCCTAATCAACATTCACATCATCAAAGTGGTAGTAAGTCTCAAAGTTACGACCAATGGAAGTTTATAATAGATGGCAAATATAAATACACAGAACGTAAGCGAAGCTGAAGAAGCTCTAAAACTTGCATACACAGATTTAATAGCTTTTGGTAAGTTATTCTTACCTGATGATTTTTTACGAAGCGAAACACCATTCTTTCACTATGAAGTTGCTGATGCAATTGATGATAAAGAAAACAAACAAACTGCCATTATTATTCCTAGAGGTCATGGTAAGACCGTATTAACTAAAGCATCTATGTTAAAAGATTTTGTCTTTTGTAAAGATGACTTCTTATTCTATGCTTGGGTATCTGCTACACAAAAACTTAGTGTAGGTAATATGGATTACATTAGACACCACCTTGAATTTAATGATAGATTAAAATATTATTTTGGAAATTTAAAAGGGAAAAAATGGACAGAGGAAGATATAGAGTTAAGTAATGGATGTAAACTTATTAGTAAAAGCAATGTCGCAGGAATCAGAGGTGGAGCAAAACTACACAAAAGATACGACCTCATCGTACTTGATGACTTCGAGCATGAAGCAAACACAATTACGCAGGAAGCAAGAGATAAGAATGCTAATCTTGTTACTGCTGTTATCTATCCCGCTATTGAGCCTCACACTGGTCGTCTTCGTGTTAATGGCACTCCTGTACATTATGATTCATTTATTAACAATCTTCTTAATAGTTATGCGAAAGCTGAAAAAGAAAACAAAGAGTTTGCTTGGAAAGTTATTACATATAAAGCATTATTAGATAACGAAACACCATTGTGGGCATCTTTCTTTACTAAAAAGAAATTAGAAGAAAAGAAAAAATTCTATGCAGATAGTGGTATGCCACAAAAGTTCTATCAAGAATATATGATGGAAGTACAATCTGAAGAAGATGCTATATGGAAAAGAGACCATATTAGATATTGGAATGGATACTTTAAAAATGAAGATGGTGTTAATTATATTGTAAAAGATGGAGATGATATACCAGTTAATACATTTATTGGATGCGACCCTGCTACAGATATTGATACTAAGCATTCTGACTATAGTGTTATAACTGTTATTGCGATTGATGCGAATAATGAATTATATGTATTAGAATATGAAAGACATCGTAGTATTCCTACTATAGGTTCTAAGAATCCTGAGACTGGCGAGATAATAGGAAAGAAAGGTGTAGTAGATATTATTATAGAATTACATCAAAAATACAATTGTACATCATCTACAGTTGAAGATGTAGCTATGAATCGTAGTATATTTCAAGCAATGAATGACGAAAGAAGAAGACTAAACAAGTACGATATATCCGTAATACCACAAAAACCAGGCGGTACACAGAAACGAAATCGTATTTATTCTGGACTTTCTGCACGTTTTAGTACAGGAACTGTCCATTTGCGTAAAAATATGTTTGATTTAATTAACGAAATCCTTACTTTCGGTCCTAAAATGGCTCATGATGACACTATTGAATCACTTTATTACGCACAAATACACGCATTTCCGCCAAGTATGAAAAAAAGTAAAGATAAAAAATCATGGTTTAAGCCTAAAAGAAAAGCTAAAAGCTGGTTAGTATCGTAAGGAGTATATATGCCTAAATTTGGTAAAAGGTCAAAAGAACGATTAAGAGGAGTAGACACTAGACTTGTTAATGTTTTAAATGAACTTATTAAGATTATGGATGTTACAATTATTGAAGGATTACGGAGCAAGCAACGACAGGAGATATTACTAAAAGAAGGCAAAACGAAAACTAAGTTTAGCAAACATATTGAAGGAAAAGCTGTAGACCTCGCTCCGTATCCTATAGATTGGGAAGATAGAGATAGATTTCATTATATGGGTGGAATGATTAGAGGTATTGCAAAACAATTAAATATTAATGTTCGTTGGGGCGGCGATTGGGATAGTGATGGCGAAACAAAAGATAATCGCTTCGATGATTTAGTCCATGTGGAGATTAGAGATTAATGGCAAGAGTAACAAAAAAATCTAAAGCACAAATAAATAAACAGATATGGGATAAAGTAAATAGTTCTCATAGACAACAATGGCAAACTACTAGTCAAAAAGGATATGACTTCTATCTTAATGAACAACTTACAAAAGAAGAAGTTACATTATTAGAAGAGTCTGGAATGCCAACATTTACTATAAATAGAATAACACCTATTATAGAAATAATGAAATACTTTACTACTGCAAATGACCCTAAGTGGAAAGCGGTAGGAACAACAGGAGACGATACAGACATTGCACAAGTTCATGCTGATATAGCAGATTATTGTTGGTATCTGTCAAATGGTAAATCATTATATAGTCAAGTAATACTAGATTCACTTACTAAAGGATTGGGATACTTTCTTGTAGATATTGATAAAGATGCTGATAGAGGATTAGGAGAAGTTTGTTTTAAAAGACTTGACCCTTACGATGTATATGTAGACCCTGCTAGTAGAGACTTTTTATTTAGAGATGCTACGTTTTTACAGATAAGAAAAAATATATCTAGGTCTAGATTAATTAATATGTTACCACAATTTGAAGCAAAGATTAAAAAAGTTTCAAAAGGTTCAGATGTTGTTTCCTATTCACAAAGAGATGCAGACTTTACAGATACTATACAACCTGAAGATTTGACATATGGTGTTAATATGGATGCTGAAGATGATGACATTATACCATATTATGAAACATATAGTAAGAAAAAATTTAAATATCATAATGTATACATTAAAGTAGAACCATCTCCAGCTCAATTAGATTTATTAAAAGAACAAATACAAGAAGCATTACAATCTTTTCAAGAAGAAATAGAAGTTGGTTTAATTGAAAAACAAATGCAAATTGAACAACAAGTTCAAGAAGGTGAAATAATTCCAGAAAGAGCAAAGTTAATGATTGAAAATTCTCAAAAAATGGCTGCTCAAGCTATAAGAGAAAAAGAAATGCAATTACTTTCTGAAGCACAAGAACAAGCAACTGTTATTAAACAACAAGTAATGTCTAATGCAGATTTTAATCTTTTACAAAATAGTAAAGTAACTCAAAAAAATATTATTGATTCTGTAGAATTTTATGAAAATAGGATTGTAAAAACAGTTAGTGTAGGAGATGATACATTCTTATATGAATCTATTATCCCTATATCTGAATATCCTATTGTACCTATTCCATATATGTATACTGGAACTCCATATCCAATGAGTGCAGTAACTCCTCTTATAGGTAAGCAACAAGAAATAAATAAAGCACATCAGATAATGCTTCACAATGCAAACCTATCTTCTAATCTTAGATGGATGTATGAAGAAGGTTCGGTTCCAGAAGATGAATGGGAAAAGTATTCTTCAGCGCCTGGAGCATTGTTAAAATACAGAAGTGGATTCTCTCCACCTACTCCAATACAACCAGCTCCAATCAATAATGCATTCTTTACAGTTGTACAACAAGGTAAATCAGATGCAGAATATATTAGTGGTGTACCTAGTGCAATGATGGGATTCTCTCAAGACCAAGCAGAAACATATCGAGGATTACTAGCAAATGATGAGTTTGGTACTCGTAGATTAAAAGCATGGATGAATAGTATTGTAGAACCTTCACTTGAACACTTAGGTAGAGTGTTTAAAATGATGGCGCAAGAACATTATACTATTGAAAAAGTATTTAGAATTGTACAACCATTAGCAGGTAAAGACGAAGAAAAAGAAGTTAGAATTAATATTAATATGTATAATGATTATGGTAAAGCTATTGGTAAATATAAAGATTATGCATCTGCAAGATTTGATGTTAGAATAATTGCAGGCGCAACACTACCACTAAATAGATGGGCATTACTAGAAGAATATTTTAGATGGTATCAATCTGGATTAATTGATGATATTGCAATGTTAGCAGAAACAGACATAAGAAATAAAGATAAGATTATTGAAAGAAAGTCAATGTTATCTCAAATGCAAGGTCAATTAGAATCTATACAAGGTTTAATAAAAGAAAAAGATGGAACGATAGAAACACTACAACGTCAATTAGTACAAGCAGGTATTAAGATGAAGGTAGGTGATGCATCGAATGAAATACGAAAAGATGTTCTTGAAACTGAAGCACAACAAAAACTTCTAAGAGGAATGTTAAAAGTTGAGTTTCAGAAAATGAGAGACCAAATGAAAAACGACATGGAATCAACAAAAGAAGATGTAGCTAAAATAGAGCAATCTTAGCAGTTGCATTTTAGATTTTATAGTTGCTAAATTAAAATAACCTTAAAATAGGAGATAGTATGTCAGAACAAGTAGGTAACGCTCAAGGAGCCCCCGAAAGTACAAACGTACAAGATGCAGTTATAAACGGGTCAGGTGATTTCTTTGAAACACTAGATAGGCAAGTTAATGGCGGCATATTAGACGAACCAAAACAATCAACCTCGGTACAAAGCGGTAACACGCAGTCGAGCCCCAATGTAGACGTTCAAGCAGAAAATCAACAAGATGTTGATGTTTTGCAAAAAAGGTATAGCGATTCTAGTAGAGAAGCTAAAAGGCTAAATGGTAAACTAAGGGAACTAGAGCCTTATATGCCAATATTAGATGCTATGCGAGAAGACCCTAATTTAATTTCTCATGTTAGAAATTATTTCGAGGGTGGAGGTCAGGCCCCACAATCAATGAATCAACAACTGAATCTTGATGAAGATTTTGTTTTCGATGCTGAAGAAGCATTTGCTCAACCTGATTCCGATTCTGCAAAAGTAATGGGTGCTACAATCGATGGTATTGTACAGCGTCGTCTTAGTAATGTTCTAAAAAATCAACAAGCTGAAAATGCAAAAATGGCTCGTGAAACTCAATTCAAAGAAAGAATGAATATGAATGATGAACAATGGAAAGAGTTTACTGAGTTTGCAAAAAGTAAGTCTTTAGAACTTGAAGACATTTACTATCTAATGAATCGTAAAAACAGAGATGCAGAGATAGCCGATACAACTAGACAACAAATTCAAGACAAAATGAAGGCAGTTCAAGGGCAACCATCTACTTTGGCAACACAAGGTAGTGTAGCAGTTGAAAAGTCTCAGGATGATTCAGTCTTTGATACCATTTTGGGTTCTGGCAATGAACTAGAAAAGGCTTTCAGTATATAAATTATATTGACAGCCATTAACTCAAAATGAAAGAGGTGTTAATATGGCTGATGTATTCGGCATGGAGGCATATTCTGACGTACCAAGTTGGAATGATGGAACTTCAAAAGACACTGGTGATTTAAGACGTAAATACAATTTTGGGGATAGGGTTTCTGAACTAGCAATAGCACAAGACCCATTTTTCCGATTCGTCTCACAAGTCGCCAAAAAACCTACGGATGACCCAGAGTTCAAATTTACAGAACAAAGACATTCGTACCACAAGAGATATGCATATGTAACTGCTCATGGAGCTAGTTCAAGTGTATCTAGCACTGGAGATGCAACAATAGCAGCTGGTGCAGTAGATGAAGGTGATACATATTACTTTAAAATGGGTTCAGATTATAAATCTTCTGGAAACATTTCAAGTATATATGGACAATCTGCAAGTGCAGTAGATGTTGGGGATGCTGGTACAGCTCCTGCTTTTTTTCTTCCAGACCAAGTAATTAAAATTAATTATAGGGATGAAGATGAATCAGTAGCAGCTGACCTTTTAATTCCAACTGGTTACATTCTTGCAAAAATCCTATCAGTTACAGCAGTATCTAATACTCATCAGATATTAAAAACTGAAATCGTAAAAGGCGTAGCAACTGCACAAGACCTTATGTGGGCAAGTGCTACAGCTCCTGTTAGCGCAACTTACGATTTATCAGTAGCTGGTAACTTAGAACCAAAGCGTTGTTATGTAGTAGGTTCAGCTCATGCTCAAGGTTCTGGATACCCAGAGTCTTGGAAAGACCAACCTTTCTCAACTGCTTTTGGTTTAACTCAAATCTTCAAAACTGCAATGGCAATGGATAATACTACAAGAGCAACTGTTCTTAAGTATGAACCAAATGAATTTGCAAGAATTTGGAGAACAAAGTTAATTGAGCATAA